ATAATATAAATCATCTACTGTTAATCGTCTTCCCTTCCAAAATGCTTTTACTACAACGAGAAATACATTCATTTGTTAATGCTTTTCCTGTCATTATTTCGTCTATGAATTTTCTTAGTTTATATTTCGCTGTTATAATATTCATTATTTTAAACTCCTTCCTGTAGTTATTTTATTTTTATACTCTACCCAAAAAACAATATCCTGCTTTACAACAAAATTCATATGCTTTTTGTCTTGCGTTTAAAAAATCTGTACTTTTTACTTCTAATATAAATATTTTACCATCACTATTATTTATCTTAAACTTAAATATTTCCATTCTATTAACCTCCTATATTAATTATTCCAATGCTTATCTGCACATTTACTGCAATATTGCTTATCGTTTATAATAATTACAGTAGGTTGTTTTTTACCTTTAAGCCTTGAATATTTATCTCCTAAATTTCTTCCACATTCGCAACATTGATATTGTGTATTCGGAAAATAACTCATTGATGAACCAATCATATTAATTACCTCCTGTTATATTAATATTCTTCATTTCCGATATCCATACCTAAATAATACATATCTCTCTTACCATACCAAAAATGTTCTGATAAATCTTCTAATTTTTTACTGCCTATTTTCAGTGCTTCAAAATCATTTTTTATATCATCATTTGTATAATTCATATAGCGATTAGTTGAAATAGTGAGTCTAAATTCTCTTCTACTTTGTATAAGTCTGTTTTTGCTTGTATTCTTTGCGATAGGGTATGCTCCTATTGCAAAACCATAAGTATCTGGATGTTCTACTGTGTTATATTCGCTCCAATCTTCTAATTGAATTTTTGTTCCATTTGGCATTACTGCACGTTCTAATATTTTCATTGTTATACCTCCTTTTATATTAACATTTGCAAACTATTTGCATATTTCCAATTACACCATTTCTTTTATCATTTGTTAAATAAAAAGTTTCTTTTTTATATTCATACTTACATGGTTTAATACTATTAATCAAGTCAATTATATCATCCCATTTCTTACCGCTTCGCCTTACTGTAAATTCTGCTGGATGATAACCATCGCTAAAATATCCAACAAAATCAATATCATTATCAATAAATAAGTTAGCAATTTTACAAACAATGCTTGTCGTTATATCGCCATATACCTTGAATTTTAAACAACGTTCTGTTATATAATTATTCATAAATTTAAACCTCCTTATATTGAAATAAAACCGTCCTTTTATATTAATATTGTAACAGAAAGACCTTATAGCCTTTCTGTTACAACCTCTATTTTGACAATTTTTTCCCATCCTGCATGTACAAATTTAAATTCCTTCTCCTCCTTTCCTGTTGCAGGATTAATTATCATATTACCTGTTTCAATACGGTTTGCTATAGCACGTATAACAGGCTTGTTGTTATTGCGTGGATTTACCAAGTCTGCTAAAATAGNANGNGTTGACACTCCCCATGACTAAAGTCAGGGGATTCTCTGGTGGTAGTCNGAAGTCCATTTCTGGTATCCGTAGTTCCCCAAAGTTTAGGGTGTGCCATCACCCCTCCCAAGACAGTGCATATAGCATCTTNGGCTGGCAGACTATCGCTTTAAGCTACACCATCTGCCACAGGTGCTAACATTATATTCATAGCACCTAATCTATCTCTATGTGTGCTAAATCCACACGCNTTGCATACATATTTTCTATCTCTTGCTTTATTCAACTCTCCACAGTATGGACATTTTTGACTTGTATATTCTGGATTTACATATTCAACTTTAATACCTTCTAAATTAGCTTTATATTCTATAAACTTAGCAAGACGATAGAAAGACCATGTATGCAAATTCTTTTCGTTTTTACGGCTTGTTCTTGCCGTGTTTCTAATATTCGTTAAATTTTCTAAACGAATTATAGAAACATTATTTTCTATTGCAAAATTAACTATCTGTCTACTTATTTTATGGTCTTGGTCTTTCATCCATCGTTGCTCTTTGTCAGCAATTTGCTTAATCTTTTTTAGCTTTTTTGCTTTACCTAACTTTTGACGCAATGTTTTATATTTTCGTCTAATATATTTATTTTGTCTACCATTACCAAAGAACTTGGTTTTGCCATTACTTGTTACTGCTACTGCTGGTACTTTTAAACCTAAGTCTATGCCCATTATATTTTCATTATTATTTTGTTTTTCAATTACTTCAACAGCTATTTGTGCAATCCATTTTCCTGACTTCTTAGTTATTCTTAACGTACCTAATTTATTATTTAATTGTTCTTTTTGATAATCAGCCAACAATGCTTCAACTTTAATTCGTTGTGATTTCCCATTAATTAAAACAGGAAAGCATAAATAATTATCTATTATTTTGTAGTTCTGATTATTCCATATACATACTGGTTTCTTTAATATAGATAGTTTTTTAGTCTTTTTATATTTTCTATAAACACTTTTAGCATCTTGTATAGCTTGATTTTTTACTGCACTTGGTAGTTTTGCTTCAATATCTTTTGATGTTAATTTTATATTTTTATTGTTAATCATACTTTGAACAATATTATTAACTGTAGTTATATATTCATATGAACCTCTCCAACCTACGCTTCGCTTAGAGGTTGGAGTTTCTTAGCATCATGTATTACTACCTTCACAGATATGTTGTTNCATATCTTCGTTGCAAGCAACGGAAGTATAGCAATACACTAACTAAGCAACTACCTTTCGATAGGGTGGGTTCACACCTTCTACTACTTCTTGCCTAAGCAATACGTAGATACTTTATTTCTTTTGTTTCTCCTAAGTACCTTATATCATTATATTTATACTTAGATAATATATTTTTNCTTCCATGTATGTCTCTATGCTCTTTATATCNACATTTACATACATAATTTCTTGTAGAAGTTTTNTTCCTTCTACCACAAACAGGACATGTTTGTGTTGTGTATNCTTCGTTTATTTTGATTATATTTATTCCTTTTGCTTTTAGTTTGTATTCCAAATATTTATATAATTTGCCAAATTGCCATTGGCTTAATTTTTGGTTAGTATTCCTATTTCTTTTCTTTTTAGTATTCCTTTGTATTCCTTCAACATCACCTATTACTACTTCTTTTACTTTATTTTCAATACACCAATCTACATATTGCTTTGTGGTTTTATGAAGTATGTCGGTTAATTGTTTATCTGATTTAGATAATATATATTGCTTTGCTTTATTATACTTTTTCCATTTTCTACTACCTTTCTTACATTTGCTCATTTTTCTTTGTAATTCTGCTATCTTTTTATTTCTTAATCTTTTGATACTTCTTGCTTTACGTCCAGTTATTATAATTGCATTACCATTTTCACAATATGAACTGATTGTGTGTATTTCTCCTATGTCTATCCCTACTATGTTTTTATTATTATTTATGCTTTCAATTAATCCATCTTCATACGCTAATGATAATTTTAATCCTCTGTCATATATTAATTCAATTTCTTTTATTTTACCAATTGGCAATTCTTTAACATACACTACAATAGGTTGTTGTCTTTTTCCATTCCATGTTCCCATACTTAATTCAATTCTGCCATTATCATATATTTTGAAACCATCTTTAGCCCACTTAGTATTATAATGCTTTTTCTTTTTATAAGGATATTTATTGTCCAATCCTTGTTGTTTTGCTTTATGTGCTGCGTCTCTTGCAAATAAGTATTTATGGCATACCGCTTGTATTGATTGAGAATGTAGTGGATATTTGTTTTTTAATGCTTTTTGTAATTCTGTTTTATTAATCCATTTACCATCATTAGCAAGAGAGTATTGTTTAGCAATATCTAAACAATCATTCCATATTTGCGCTGATATACGATTACATTCATACAATCTGTTTAGATTGTTTTTAGATGTTTTGAATGCAGTTTTTAAGCAACGTATCACTTTTTCACCCACCTTTCTATTCTTATTATATTATTATTTTTATATTTTGTCAATATTCAGCAATTCATCTCCCACCTATAGAGGATGGGAGAATTCTTGCTGATTCTCCGTTAAATGTGCTGAACTTTCCAAAAATTCATTTATCATATTGCGATTAAACTCATTGCATTGTAACCACATTTCTTCTGTTACTTCTATAGATTTATCAGCAATTTTACCCATTGTTTCTCACCACCTTTACAAGAAAATATCTATGTCAACAGAAGTTATTTTCAAAATCAAATAGGGTAGAGGATGTTAACTCTACCCACACATTCAATCAAATCACTANTTTAATTTATTCAAACTTAGTGTTTGATTTGTTAGAGATTTACTCTAACTGGATGTAAACCTACACCCTCTATCCCATTTGCAAACGCATTTGGGAATACTTTATATTGCTTTTATTCAACTTGTAGTCCTTGCCTTTCAAGTCCTTCTTTTAATCTTTCTACATGGTATTTATCTCTTTCAAGATTTTCTTTTGCTTTTTCCACAAACGGTCTTGGCTTCAAAAATCTTGCATCTGGAGGATATGGATAGTCATAACTATACATACCACCATACATTTTGTCACCATATTCAATCAATTCTGCTAAATACTCGAAA